GTTCCTTTATGTCCAATTAACACTTGGTTAGCTGGGAAGTAAGGGTCTCTATATACAGTAAATCTTCCTGATAATGTTCCAATTTTCTCAATACCCATATTGTATTGGTCTTGGTCCGCTGCTGCGTTAGAAACGTGGAAGTATTCCAAGTCATCAAATATCGCAGAAACTTCAGAAGAACATACAATCCAGTTAGCCCCACCTCTTAAAGTAGACTTGTGGATTTGAGCTGAAATTTGGTTAACCGCTGTGATTAATGTTTGGTTCCAGTCTTTTTGAGTATATGGAGCTTGACCAGCTGAGAATCTCTTCCAACCGTTGTAGTCCCATCTTAAATCCCAAGCTGCACCTTTTCTAAGGTCTCTTAAGATTTCTCTATCAATCTCTGCAGCAACTTCTTCAGATAATAAAGCTGTTAATTCAGCTTCAGCATCTATGTTGTGGAATGCAGAAACGTCTTGTGCAAGTTCTGGTGACCATTGAGCTCTTAATTTTCTTTCACTTACAGAAACTGTAACACCTTGAAGGTCGAAAGAAACTTCTCCCATATCTTCTTCAAATTCTAATGTAGCGTATTGTCTCCATTCTGCATTGAACTCAAAGTTTGCACCAGTTCCAGTCATACCAACATAACCATCAACTGAAGTACAACTAATACAAGCTGGACAAGAAGTATCAACCTCTAAATAGATATCTCCATTTGCGTCACACGTATCAGCTCTATCTACAATACCAAAACCGTATTTCTGTGTAACAACACGGAATAGGATTGGTGTTTGTGTTCCATACCCTAACGTTGAAGCTGCAATCTGATTACTTGTAGTTGCCGTAACAGAGTCACAACAAGATAAAATGTTAGCTGTAGTTAATTGTAATGAAGATAAGAAATCTTCTGTATCTTGCTCATTTCCATCAGGCCCAGTTAAAGTACCAACACCTGTTTGTGAGAAACCAGATAACTTAACAATAACACCTCTAGTACAAACTGTTACATCTCTTTGACCATCACTTAATGCTGGTGGAACTGCTCCATTCCAGATAACCTCTACAGTACCTGCCGTTACGTTAGTGTATTTACCTCTAGAATAATCATAAGTACCATTATCCATTTCTTGTGGTGAATTACCTGCATAGTAAGCGTCATATAGATTTCCTGTCGCTGCTGATACTGGATTAGCGTTGTTTGGATTTCCTGTTGACCCCATTGGTGCTCCGTGAGTACCTGTACCAGGAGGTCCTACCTCTGTTCCTGCTACTACAGTTCTAGGTGTAATTTTAGGTACGAAGTAGAACAATTTACCAATTGGTAAGTTCATAGCTTGTACAGAAACGATATCGTTAGCTAACAATTTCGAGAATACTCTTCTAATGATTGGAAATACAACCGTTTCGAAGGACCCTGAATCACCAGCCGTCGTTGCTTCGTTTATTAAATTTGTTGCTTGGTTTTCATATAACTGTGCAACATTTTCTTTGACATGCCCTTTAAGTCCATCTAAGAACCCAAGACCATCCCATTTTTTTAAGGTATCTTCCTTGATAACTTTAAGGTGTTTTAAACCTATGTTACCAACCATACCTGATTCTAATAGTGCTCCCATAATTTTTTTAATTTTTTTAAGCGTTTATTTATTATTATAATTTAGACATTAAGTCTTTCATTCTACTAAATTGAGGGTTTTCATATACTTTTGATTCCAAAAGTTTTCCGCCACTCCCACTAGTAGATGATTTAGTAATTTTTCTTTCAACAGCTTCAGAAATAGTTTTGGTTTTATCCTTAACTTCTTGTGAAAACTCTTGTCTGATTACCTTATACAACCCTTTAGATTCCTTCAATGTTTTAACATTGTCGAAACGCTTTAAGATGTTGATTTTCTCCTGCTTAGTAGTTGAATGTTCAGTGAATACTCTGGTAACGTAAGCAAGGTTAGAATTAAACACACCCACTTCATTCAATTTATCTTTAAAAGTAATTAATGCTTTTTTATACTCAACATTTTTTGATTTTAAAGAGTCTACTTCTTCTTTAAGAAGATTGTAGGACTTTCTTATACGACTTTCACCTAGGTTAGCTTTTCTTGGTCTACGAGATTCTCTTTGTTTCCCCCATTTACCTTGTCCAGCCATTCTAGAAAATGAACTATTCGGTCCAGCTTTTAATCTACTAGTTTCCTCTATTTCACCTTCCATTTCATAATCCTTATAATGCCCATCGACATCACCAGATTTATGACCCTTAGTTCTTTTGTACTCATCTTTCTTACTACCCCAAGTTTCTTCAACTTCACCTTCAACATCATCGCCTTCTCTATGTAACATACCTAAAGATTCGTCTTCTCTATCATCATAACCTTGTTCACCTCCAGATAATCGATGTAAAGCATCTGGTGTTTCACCATAATGTTTTCTCATCCCTTCTCTTTCATGTCTTCTATCACCATAAGATTGTCTTTCGTCCATTTCCATTGAGTCGTCTGTTTCGTCTAACTCATCGTCATATGAAGATAAAGCTCTTTCTGATTCAGGAGCATCTACGCCCATTACACCAGTTTCGTCAAAATCTTCGTCCATCTCGATTTCATAGACTACTTCGTCAAGTCCTTCTTCGTTATCAGTAGTTTCGTCTTCAGTCTCAACCACTTCTTCTGTGTCATTAATGGATTCTTCTTCTCTCATGATTTTTGATTTTTTAGATTGTTCCAACTTAATTAGGTATTCAGTATCCGTATTTGTATCGGTCAAATCGATTTCATTATCGTCCTGTTGGATAATAATTCCGTCTTCGTCACCCATGGCTTTGAATACTTTTAATACTTCAGCATCTGATGCTAATGTTAAATCTAGAGGTGGTAACTCTAGTGATACTTCGTCGTCTTCAGTATCGTCCTCCACATCAAGTCCTAAATCGAGGTCCATTGTCGGTTCTTCTAAATCCACCGTATCGGCTTCATCTTCCAAATCTTCAATATCTAAATCGATTTCAACTTCTTGTTCGTCTTCTTGCTCTTCTAGGTAATCATTTTCGCTTAATGATTCTTTTACTAATTCATGAATTTCTTCCTTCATAGTTGATGAAAGTATTTCTTTTGCATTAGACCTCATAGTTTCTTCTAACTGTTCGGCCTCGAGCAACGCTTTTTCTAAGATTGTTTTACTCACGTTTTTTATTTTTTTTAAAAATTGTTAGGTGCATACATAGTATATGCACGGTTTTATTATAAATATAAGTTTATTGTAAAAAATCCTTCTTAGGATTGAATTAAAGTGATTTACTGACTTAAGAAATTATTTAATCTATTCATTAGATTAACTGACTTGTCAACATTTAGTGATTTGTTAGATTTTTTTGTTTCTACTACTGGTAATTCTTCGTCAACACTGTCAGGGGTTTCGTCCTCTTTAAATAAGTATGAACCTGGTGTAGATGGTGACGAAACTAAATCAAAACATACCAGTTCAAAGTCTTCCTGGACTTCGTTGTACTCACCATTTTTTGTTAGTGAGCCCACACCTCGAGATGAGATACCTAATGTAACACCTTGTCTTAGTAGATTAGCTGCCATATCACCAACACAAGAAATAACACCTTCTTTAAGATATCCTGGTGAAGTTAATAATTTTAATTTGCCTACTAATCTATTTCCGTCCCACCATGTCTCTGTTATTATATGCGAAGCTCGGTCTAAATCAATTAAAGATGATTCTGGGTGGTTCAATTCTGATATAGCTCCCCCTTTCTTTATNACTTCTTGATATCTCTCATTTTCTCTTTTAAGAATACTTTCTGGATATACTCTACCATTTCTGTTTGGTACCCCGTATTTTTGTAATATAGCATTCATATATATCTCCCCGTCGAAGTTATCTTTTGCCATCTCTTTAATTATGCCCTTATTATCTATCGGTGAAATATAACCATCACTTTCGACTAATATGCCGTGACCTATCTCTCTAGCTTCTAAAATTTTCATATTTCTCTTTTTTTATAAATATAAAACTAGATAAAAAAAACTATTAATGTTTAAGTATTGTTTTAAATTATTTTTTCTTTTTGTGAAACTTAAATGTGTTGGTTGTAGATAGTGGCCCATTTATGACTTTTCTGGTTATTTTGTTGATTGTATCTGATAATATTCTGGATTTTATGTGGTATTTATTTTTATAATTTAAAAACATTGTCACCTCACACCTCATAAAACTACGTTTCCCTATTTTCATACCACTAGCTCTAAGGTCTAAATCTACTATAGCTTTTTCTTTAAATTCAGTATCTTTTAGTTCTTTGTGTATAAGATTATCTATGTTATATTTGAACTTTTTTATTGGGGTTGCCCAATTATCAACTTCTTCAAGCGGTTCTACCCAAGTACTTAAATTTAAGTATAATGATTTTAATGTGGTAGAGTCTACCGTACCATATGATGTTCTAAATACATCTGAAATGTTAGTTCTAACTTCTCTTCCTTGTTTTCCCATAATATTAACTTTTTACTTAAGTTAATAATAACAATTGTGATGTTTTAGTTCAAGTCCTCTAAGAAGCCCCTAACCCTAATGTAGTTAGTTTTGGAGCTTGTTAATGTGTTAATTTCGTTCTTGGTTTCGACTAATTTAGCGGAAATATTGTCGTCTTTTGAATCGGATAGAAGTTTGTTTAATGTGGTAATTGCTGTATCTTTTACATTATTAAATTCTTTTATTATACTATCTTCAGTCATTAATAATGTATTTTTAAGGATGCCTTTTTCCGATTCAGTTAATTTACCACCAAATTCCTTTTCATAATTTTTAGAAATTACGTGTGCCAACACCTTTGGTGTTATGGTCTTCTTTATTCTCTGTTTGGTGTTTTTCTGAATCATGGCCTCAGATAAGAATTTTTTTGATTTTACATTATCCTCTAACCTTTTTACACTATTATTAAATATTAAGCTGTCTATCTCTTCGTAAATTTTATTGGTTGTGTTGGTNCATAAGTCTTTTCTATCACCGATAATTTTATCTAGTACGTTTTTAACCTTAGTTAATTCTTTTTTATTTCTTTTAAGGTGTCCTAAAGCTTCAGATATATAGACTCTACTATCCTCGATAGTCTCAAATCTTTTACTTTCTATTTCATTGTATAGGGTAAAGAATTCTCTAAGTGGTTTGGAAAATTTCATAGCTCCCATAATTACAGAAAGATTTTTTTTAAAATCTTCTTTATCTCCATAAGAGTTTTCTAAAATATTGTCTAAATTTTGTTTGTATTTGGCAAATCCTTTCATAAGTATGGTTTATATATAAATATACCTAATCCTTTAATAAGGTGTCTACTTCAGTGTTAATCTTATCTATGTTCTTATTACTTTTATTGATAGCGTCTTTTAAACCCTCTAAATCCATACCTTTTCTTTCCATTAATAATGGAAGTCCTTTTTCTACATTATATCCCTCTGCAGCTGGTTCAGGTATTTCTACATCTGTTTCTGCTGTGTCTGTTTCACCACCGGTATCATCACCCATACCAAAATCCATTCCAGCATCTGAGTCATCACCAACATCTGCACTATCATCTGTAGCCCCTTCTTCACCTTCTTTTTTAGGTATGCCATATAAATTATCAATATTACTAAAGATTCCAGTTTTCTGTATTACTTCTGCCGTTTTTTCTAATTCACCAGCTAAAGCTTTTTCAAATCTTTGTTGTTGTAAATCTAATTTAATTTCTTCATCACTCATACCTAAGATTTCTTTCTTAGCCCAAGTAGTAGATACAGCCTGTAGGCCATTTCCTGGGTCAGTTACAGCGTCTCTATATAACGCGATTCTTTCTTTCCATTGTTCTATTTTTAATAGGTCTGTTTGTGTAGATGGGTTAGATAAAGCTAATTTAAAATTAGTAAGTTCATCCTGAAAGCCTAAAACATATAAATGTATTATAGCAATTTTATTTAATTCTGCCACAATAGCTTTTTGTATTCTATTAATTGTTCTTGCAAATCTAATGTCTAGTAAAGCTAAATTTTTACCTTCACCGACAACTTCCTCAAAACCAAGAAAGGCTTTAGGAATTCTTAATGATGCAAGTAACTTTTTTTGGATGTATTCTATATCTGCTATTTCACTTAAATTTGTAGCTCCTGGTAAGGTATCTATCGGACTTGCCGCAGCTGGGTCTCTAACCGGTATAAAATAATCTTGGTCTACAGCCATCTGATTCATTCTTAAGTCCACATTTCCATTCTGTGGGTCTACAACAGCGTCTCTTTTAAATTTATTAGCTACTTTTTGGATGTATGCTTCAACATCTTTATCGTCCATGTTACCCACAAATACTTTAAATACTCTTCTTTCAGGAGCTCTTGACGTTCTATACACCAACATTGCGTCTTCCGCTAACAATAACTGTTTCCAAATTCTTCTTGCTTTTTCCAACATAGAAGTACCATAAGGAAGTCTTCTATCATCACCTAATATCCTGAAATGTGCTATTTCCCATGTATTAAACTCTAACTCTTTTTCTCTCCACTTAAATTCAACCTTAGGTTCTTTTTCATCTTGTTTTTCTCCATGTAATGTAAAATAGTTAGATTGGTCTCCTCTTTCCATTTCAATATTTGGTAACTGGTTACATCCTATAATACCTTTTTCTGGGTCAATTTTAAGATACACAAAATTGTCACCATATTTACATGTGTTTCTAACCCACATAGCTAAATTAGTATTGACGTCCAATATATTATTAAATAAATCTGCTAATATAGATTTTATTCTTGCTGATTCGGAAAAAATTGTTAATGTGTGACCTTTTTCTGATGGTGTTGTACATTCCTCAGCATATATATCTAAAGCTGCGGATATTTCTGGTGTAAATTCCATAGATTCATAATCGTAATATGAAGCTAAACGAGTTGGTTCATAATATATGGATTTAGTATATAGTTCATTATCTACTTTTTGCCATTGGTTGGCAAGATAGGCGGCTTGTTGAAATTCTAACTTTTTTTCGTCGTAATCTTGTTTATTTGTAGTTTTAAGAATTTCTTGTGACCCTACTGTAAATTGTTGTATAGAACTCTTTGGTGCTGTTGGTCCTCCTGTCCCAAAAAGCTTACCTAATCTTTGATATATTGTGAATTTTGCCATTGCTTGTAATAATATATATTATATTATAAATAGTATACCTTTCCCTAACGTCTTTTAGTGAATAGCCAGCTATTTTCGATATATTGTTTTTTTATTTCATTATTGCCTGCCCCTGTAACCCCAAATACTGGTTCAGAAGAAGGCATGTCACTATTTTCATGAGAATTTGACGTCCAACCGTCTAACATTGCTTTGGTTAAATCATTTGCCTTATTTAAATCTGTAAATGAATGTTCTCCAACATATAAGGCCATAGCTAGTGCCATAATCAAATCATCGTGTTTTCCTTTCATATGGTTAGGTCTACCGTTTATATAAACGAAGGTATACATCTCATTTAATAACCTTTTAGACCTAACTATAAAGTCATGTCTTAGCGCTTCTTCAAACGCTGATATTATTTGTACCCTTTTATTATTAAATGCTAACCCTGGGATTTTATTTTGTGTGTTATTATTGTATTTCCATTTATCCGCGGTATTAATCCCTTCAACATATAAATCCTTATACCCCAATTCTTGTAATTTACGGGAAGTTGCTACTCCCATACCTCCGGTGATATCTGTAACCACGTACGCGTTATACATACCGCCCCATTTGTATATTATATCTGCTGCAAGGTCTGGTGGTATTTTGCCTAAATATTCTGCTACTTGGTGTCGTGTATCGAAATCAATAATAACGATAGATGTAAAATCTTCTGAGTCCCCTCTACTTACATCACACCCCAAAATGTATCTATGACCCTCAATAGGTTTTTCCCATATCCACATTTGATTACCAACAAACATATCGTCCGGTTCTCTAATATCTTCATTTTTTATTTTTTCTATTGTTTCTACTGGTACCACATTATCCCCGGAACCTAAAAACGCGCTTTCTAACTCTTGTTGTACTTTTCTTCTATCATATTTAAGTTTCTTAACCATACTTTCAAACCAAGAAGAACATGGTTTATACCCATTTCTCCCTAGTTCTTCAAATTTTGTTTGGTCTAATTCATGGATAAATTCTTTTTCATCATAATCTTCTCTATTTAATAGGAAGTGTACTATGTCCTTTGTTTTTACCCAGAAAATATCTTTTGTAAATCTAGGGTCATTCTCCCAATGAAGTTCTGATATATGAAAACTGTTTAACCCTTTTACTGATTGTTCGTATATTTCATAATAAATTTTATCATATCCGTTTGGTGTAGATATTACTATTACTTTTCCTCCAGTTGATAGTGATGCCATACAAGCTGCCCAAAAATCGTCTCCCGCTTCAATATATGCAGCTTCATCAAATATAAGTGTGGTTGGTGTGTACCCTCTTAAAGCATCTACTGATGTAGCCACAGCTTTAACTTCACACCCATTATTTAATTTAAAGTGTTTTTGGGAATCCTTGTCTTTTGAAAATCCTACATTAACCCAGTCAGGCCATTGATTCAAAAAACCTCTGACTTTATTTGCAAACTCAGATGCTGTATCTAATTTATTTGCTATAATTAATATTTTTTCTGGTCTTGTTTTGGGGGCAAATTGTAGATTTTTAGATACCCAAGCGGCAGTAGCGGTGGATACTCCCGCTTGACGATACTTTTTTGTTATGTTGTCATTATATTTATCGAAATTGTTTAACATCATTTCCTGTTCGGGAAATAATATAAACGGCACGTATTTAGATTTGGTATTGTCATACGTTTCTAAATAAGTCTTTATAGCGTATGATGTGTCATTATAACATTGTGCGTATTCTTGTATTAATTCTTGTTGGGTCATATATTATAAATATAATCGTTAGGTAATAATAGAAAAGGTCCGTAAGGACCTTTTAAATATAATTGTGTTAATTAGAAATTATAAATTATATAAAAAGTCTTTCTCTTCTTGTGTTAAAGACTCCATTCCAGTTTTATTTATTTTGTCTAAAATAGTGTCCATGTCTAAAAATACCTCTTCACTATCAGGTATGTCTATTTGTGGTTCTATAACTTCTCCTGTGGCATCCTCATAATCCTCATCTTTTAATTGTTTTTTAATATCACCAACAATTTTTGCTACCATTTCTTTACCTCTTTGTGACCCCGATAAAATTTCTTTGGCTAAACCGATAAATGGTTCTGGTTCTAAAGAAACAATATTATAATATAAATAATTTTTTATTCTACCATAATCTTCACTATTTAATAAATCCTCAGGATAGGACTCTAAGAATTTTTCCCAAATAATCGGCCCTAATCTTAAATCCCATACCTCAGCTGGTAATGTATCTTCTGTACCAATTACTTCTTCCGCGAATTCTGGGTCTGAAGGTAGTCCATGCATTGAAACGTACTCCATAACACCTTTCCATAATTCATGTACTAGAATNGGAAACATTATNCCTTTTGCNTTAATTGTTGGTGGGTCGGTCTCTAAATCTACCTCTTCTCGTCCCGCTGCTAATGAGTCACCACCACCAGCACCTAACATACCTTCCATATCAGGCATAATCCAATACATTAAATCATTTACTGCCATAATTAAAGAATATAGATTTACTAAGTCTGGGTTAATTTCATTCAGTGTTTCATTTACTAAATGATACATATAGTGAGCTTTTTTTGATGAGCCTTGTATTAAAGAATTAATTAATCGTCTTTTTTGTTTTTCTAAATCTAATTTTGCTAATCTTTCAGCCGCTTCTTTATCTTCGGTATCTGGTTGTTTAAACTCTAGTTCTTTTTTCTTTTTTTCTTTAGGTTTTTTCTGCATTCCCTCTAAAGTGGGTTTTTCTAACTTTGCATCAAATTGTAAATCACCTTCTGGTATTGACATTTGGTCAACTACTAATGAAACCGCTAAATCCTCTAGTTTTTGTTTATTTTGGGACTCTATTTCCATTGTCCTTTGTACCGCACTCATTAACATTGGTTGTAATGACATTGCTGATTGTGGGTTTATCTCTTCTAACCCAGTAGCATCTTTAACTTTATTAATAACATCCTGAAATCTTTTTGAAGCTATAATTTCCTCAAAATTATTCTCATCTCCTTCTTCCCCAGGAAATGCTTGGTGACCGCCTAGCGGGTGTTCTCTAGACCTTAATTTTCTTTCAATGTCCGGCGACATTCTCTCTGGCCTATCATTATAGTCTATAGGGGGTGCTTCGGTTAATTTTATCTTCTTAGACATATTCTAATCCTCTGTTAAGTTGTCAAATTTTAGCCAATCAGGTAATTCATTGTCCCGTGCTTTAGGTTTTGGGTTTGTGTTTGGATTGGGCACTTTAAATGGCCCTCTTCTTTTTTTTTCTCCTGGTTTGGTGGTTGGTGGTGCTATAGTCGGCGTTGGGGTTTCTAATGGAGATTGTTCATCCAATTCTTCTTCACCAACAACAACGCCATCTAAGTATACTTCACCAGATTCTTTAATAAGTAGTTCTATTACTTTTTTTTTAGATTTTAAATACCCTTTAATATTGCCTTTAATATTTTCAACAACAACTTTCATTGGTGGGTCCATTTCTTTAGCAGACTCATTAATCATTTTAAATGAGTTTTTCTGTTTATCTATTTTTTTACCCTTCCTATTTTGTTGTGCTTCTTTTACTGTTTTAACAAACTTTGATTTTGTTATCTCAGCTGGTTGATTCTCCTCGACTAAGGACATAATCCAATTTTCTAATATTTCTTCTTCATTAACTCTTTCAGGTAAATCTTCGTAATCTTTTTTAGTCATTTTAGACGCTAATTTTTCAGCAGCTGCTGGATTAACAGCGTAAAGATATCCTTGTTGTGCTTTAGAAGCGAAATCTTCACTAATCTCAGTATCGTCACCAGAATTTAATAATGTTTTTTCTTCACCATCAGGATACTCAAATTTTGTTACAGGGTCTCCATCTTTGTCAACCTCTATTTCATCTGCTTTTTCCTCTTCAGGTATTTCTAATTTTAATGCGTCTAACTCTTCTTGTTTTGCACTGATTAAATCTTCATAAGCTTGTTTAGTTTTTTCTGTAGTATCTTGTTCAAATAATATTTTTTTACCTAATACGTTTAATTGTTTGTCTGAAAACAAAGATAGGGTCCTATGTGTGAACCCTTCATTTATTAACTTTGTTATTAATTTTTTTCTATTTTTTGGCATTTTCAAAAAGTTTATCAAATTTTAATATTATATCTCTAGAATATAATTTATCTTTAACATTCTCTAGCTCGTCACCGTAGTGGAAGACTAGTCTTTCTTCGTTATCGTTTTCATACTCACCATCATAACTTTCCCAACCTAAAGCTACAACATTGTCTAAAGCATGTTCCATTCCAAAGTAGTCAGAGTTCTGAACTAAATCTAATTTTAGACTTGTTCCTTCTAAAATCCCAACTTTTTTTATATACACCATTTCTGGTGGTCCTGGTTTTCCGTGTGCTGGACTAGAATCCCAATCTTCACCCCATAATTCATCTGAGTTTTGGCCAAATATAAATTCGTAAATATTTTCTTGTTTATAATTAGGGCCTAATTCATTAATGAATATAAGTTTCATTACTTTATACTACCTTCTCTCGTAATAAATATATTTTTGTTATCTGACAATATAGCTATATCACCCCTTTTAGTTACCCCTTTAAGTTTAGAATATTTATTTTCGTTTAAATATTTTTTAACACCTAACTCTTGTTCAACAGTTTTAGATAACTTTTTTATAGTTTCGTTAGTTTGGTTTTTTCCAATTTTTTCTTTTATGTACTGTTGTGGTGTTTGTTTTGTAACATAAGATTCTAATAGCTTTGATACTCTATTTTTTAAGGATTTCATCGCTACACCTTCTTTTACAGCTGCTTTTCCTCCGTCTTTTGCTTTATATGTCTTTATAATATGTTTAAGAGCTTTTAAGATAACCCCACCTGGGAACACTAACGCAGCTGCTTCAATCATTTTAATTTGTGCGGCAGTGAATTTTTGTATTGCTTTTTCATCTTTAGCTTTTTTTATTAGTTTAGCTAACTCTGGTTTTACAAATGGTAACATTGGTAGTACTGGGGCCAGCAGAAATTGTTCTTTAAGAGGTAGTTTTGTACCTTTCGTAAGAGTTTTCCCTACGAATCTGAGTGCTTTTTTACCTTTTTTAGATTTTAATGAGTCAACTGCTTTTAATATTGCTGTAATCCCGACAAATATAGGTCCTGATGGAAATGCGGCTAGACCTGCCGTTAGTAGGGCTATCTCTGTCTTAGTTAGTGTGGATGCATCTTTCTCACCTTTAGCAATTGCGTCTTTGAGTTTCTTACTAATAAATTCTAACATCTTCTTAGCCATCTTATGTTGTTCTGACATAATATTTTTACGTCTTCTCCTTGATTCTGGTAACATTACGTCCATATCAAATTCTTCACCTTCACCTTCATCCTCAAGACCTTCCATGTCTTCAGTATCATCTATTGCTAACTCATCGTCATCTATAGCTAATTCTTCATCACCTAGTTCTTCATCACCGTATGCAGTTTCGTCTTCTTCGAATCTTGATAATATATCTTCTCTGTCTTCGTCATCTAACACATCTAAATCTACAGCGGATATAACTGAATTTATAACATACTTTATATCTGCACTTCCTATCTCTTCTCCAGCGTCTCTAAGTTTTTGACCTAATTTACCGGTAAGTTTTTGAATTGGTTTCATAAACCCTTCCATTTCTTCTTCCTCCTCACCTTCTTCATCATCCATCGCTAACTCTTCATCATCCATCGCTAACTCTTCATCATCCATCGCTAACTCTTCATCATCACCTAAATCAAAATCCTCTTCACCACCAATTTCGTCAGTTGTAACATCTACTTCAGCTTCAGGTGTTTTTAAAACAAATTTGTTTTCTTCACTAGCTTGTTCAAATATTGGGTCTGATTCACCATTATTAAATTCTTCATTTATTGGTTTAAAAATTAAATTCATTCTTTTTAATGCTGAACTATAACTTCTAAATCTATTTCTTTTTTTGTTGTGTAGTCCATCAAGATAATCTAACTCCGATTCATTAATCCCTCTTTTTAGGTAGTATCCATCTTTTTCTTGAATAATAGCGTACGTGTTTCCATCACTAGCTTTTTTACTAAACGATAACGTTTTAGTGTGGTAAGAATCATTTTTCTTTGTCTCACCATAGGTCGCGATTTCCATAATTCTCTTAATCTTATCTTGACCTGTTAATTTTTCACTTCCGATTGGTTTTAATCCCATTTTAATTTCTTTTTTTTATAAATTATTATTTTAACTATTTAATCCTTCACCTCCTATTATTGTTGGGGCGTACATTTGTGCCCCAGAATATGTTACTGATGATGGTGCTGTCGTACCTGACATTGTTGAATCACATGAGCAGTCGTAACAAAGAAATATTGCTTCTGCATGTGCCGTATCTAGTAGACGTGGTTCAATTATTAAATCTAATTTCGTCCCTATTGTTGNCATAGGTATCACAACACCTTTATACGTAAATGTAGCGGCTGCACCAATTGATAACACTGAAGTACACATATAATTTGCGTATGTTGTTGCTTTTCCAGTATTTAATGTACCTCCAGCAATAGGTGTTGTTGGTATTGAACTTCCTCCATAGTTTCCTGCCATAACTAAATATTCTTTTGTTATAAATAGTCCTAACTATCAGAAACGGAAGTTTCTAATGTAAGACTTTTATCTATTAATTTATTTTTTAAATCGTTTAATTTGCCTAAATAACCATTTCTTCTTAAAAATTTAAAACTTAGGTTCTCATAAGAGTATTCTCCTTTATCTTTAAGACCTGTACCTCTATATTTTTTTAGCTTCTTTTTTACTTCGTTAATAGCGGACATTAGAGATTCCTCATCCATCCTTTCTATATTGTCTTCAATGTTATCAATAGCTTCAATCCATTGTTTAGATTTACTTAAAATTTTATGAGAATCTAATACAACATTTTCTAACTCAGGCTCTACAATCCATTCGTCAAACATAACTGAATACACACCACTAGCAAAATGTGGTTCATCCATATCTTGTACATAAATTTCTACTTCAAATCCCTTAACTTCTATGTCTCGTAAAGAATTCCAAATAATTCTACGACTATCTAAATATTTTTTTAGTAAGGAATCCTTGTCACCACCAAAATCCAATAATAAATGTAAATCAACATCTGAGAAGTTAGACCAATTAAAGTTAGATAATGAACCTGTGAGAGTTATGTTTTCAATATCCATATCCACATCAACAAAATTACTAAAATCTTCTACTATTGCCAATAAAGAATCCCTAATTTCTGGTTTCATCTTATAACTTCCGTCATCTAAAAACCAAATATCAGGGTTTAATTCATCATGCACTTGAAAGCTGTTCAGGATATTTTTTGAGTTGTTTGCCATATTAATAAATATATGGACTTTATTACTATACCAATTTTTTATATTTGTAAGTTCTAGATATATTTTTAGAAAAATATTTACCTTGGCTTTCAGCCATTCTCATTTTAGTAAAAATAGCTATGGGCACTTTTTCATAAATGTATGACCCTCCTTTTGCAAACTCCACAATCAATTCATTTGTTTCTGTATTATATTTAGTTTTACCTAAATTTGTAGAATTATATTCATTTATTATAAATTTGCCTTCTATTTTTTCTGATTTTATTGCCATTATTGTTGTGTTGCTTGTTGTGGTATTGGGTGTGGTGGTGGTGTTACATTAGGTGTTGCTGATGCATTTACCTGTTGTTGTAAAGTTTGTAATGTTTGGTTTGTTTGATTTAGTAATAATGTTATATTCTTAACAGCATTATTTACTTGGTCTATCCTTTCTTCAAACCCTAGTCGTTTCATTGGGTGTTCAGCGAAATGTTTAACTCTAGCAATTAGTTCCTCTGCGGTTCTAAAGTCTCTATTTGGCATCCATATTTCTTCTTGGTAAACAATTGTTGGTGTCATACCTAACCCAGTAATTCTAATTATTTCGTTCCAATCACCTATATGTTCAGAAGTAATTATTTCTTCATATTCTATTTCTGCTTTTGTTAACTCAGTTTTTATTTTATTACAGTAATGACATGTCGGGTTTGTATATATTTTCATTTTCATAATCTTTTTTTTTTAATATTACTAATTTATAAAGTGAATGGGAAGGTATTCCCTCCCCAAACACATATTATTTTTACTTAACTTCTTCAAATTCCACATCTGTAGAATCCTGGGGGTCATTCTCCGTAGTATCGTCATTAGATTCTTCGGTTTGCTGGTATAACTTTGTACTAATTTCTTGCCATACACTATTTAATTTTTCTGACAAGTCTTCAATGCCTTCCATGTCTTCTGCCTCAATAACTTCTTTAAGTTCTTTAATGGTATTTTCTAATCTAGATTTATCTGTTTCCTCTAACTTATCCCCAAAATCTTCCATTTGTTTTTCTGTTTGAAATATTAGTGCGTCAACCTCATTTAATTTATTAATTTTTTCTAGTTTTTCGTTGTCGGTTTTAGCGTTTGCTTCAGCCTCTTTTTTCATTCTTTCAACTTCTTCATCTGATAAACTACTTCCAGACTCAATTTTAATATTTTGAGACTTACCAGTTCCTTTATCGACCGCTTTAACATCAATAATACCGTTTGCGTCAATATCAAAAGTAACCTCAATCTGTGGTATCCCTCTGTGTGCTGGTGGTATGTCGGTTAGTTGAAATCTACCTAATGTTCTATTGTCTCCAGCCATTGGTCTTTCCCCTTGTAGTACGTGAATATCTACTGCTGGTTGATTATCTACCGCTGTAGAAAATACTTGACTTTTGGATGTTGGTATTGTTGTGTTAGCGTCTATTAGTTTAGTCATTACAGCTCCCATAGTTTCAATACCTAAGGAAAGTGGTGTTACGTCCAATAATAGCACATCATTTACATCACCAGCTAATACCCCTCCTTGAATTGCTGCTCCCATAGCTACCACTTCATCAGGATTTACTCCTTTTGATGGGTCTTTTCCAAATAATTTTTTAACGGCCTCTTGTACCGCTGGAATCCTAGTAGAACCACCAACCAATAAAATCTCATCTATGTCACTAATCTTTAATCCAGAATCTTTTAAAGCTTTTCTACATGGTGTTAAACTTCTCTTAACTAAATTACTAACCATTGACTCAAATTTTGCTCTGGATAACGTGCGTACTAAATGTTTAGGTCCTGTACTATCTGCGGTAATATACGGTAAATTAATTTCTGTTGTTGTAGAGTTTGATAATTCTACTTTTGCTTTTTCAGCTGACTCTCTTAACCTTTGTAGTGCTGATGGGTCTTTAGTTAGGTCCATACCGTTCTCAGTTTTAAACTCGTCAACTAACCAGTCTATAATTTTTTCGTCAAAATTATCTCCACCTAGGTGAGTATCACCATTAGTAGATTTTACTTCAAATACTCCATCTCCAAGTTCTAAGATTGAAACGTCAAATGTACCACCTCCAAGGTCATAAACGGCAACAGTCATATCTTTATCTTTCTTATCCATTCCATAAGCAAGGGCTGCAGCAGTAGGTTCATTAATAATCCTAAGAACTTTTAATCCAGCTATTTCTCCCGCTTCTTTTGTTGCATTTCTTTGTTCGTCATTAAAATAAGCCGGTACAGTTATAACCGCTTCTGTTACTTTTTCACCCAAATAATCTTCAGCTGTCTTTTTTAAATTTTGTAATACCACAGCGGAAATTTCTTGTGGTACATAAGTTTTATCACCAACCTTTATAGTTACAACATCTTTTTTTCCTTTAAGTACTGAGTAAGGCATTTTTTTTAACTCCTTACTTATTTCACTAAACTTACTACCTATAAATCTTTTTACTGAATATATAGTATTTGTAGGGTTTGTTACAGATTGTCTTTTAGCTGGGTCACCTACACTTCTATCCCCGTCTTTAAACGATACTATAGAAGGTGTTGTTCTTCTTCCTTCTGAGTTTACGATTATTTCTGGGTTTCCACCCTCTATTACTGAAACACACGAATTCGTTGTTCCTAAATCAATTCCAATTACTTTTGCCATTTTTAATTTTATTTTTAAATTATTGTCTCTTTAAGTATAAGACATTTATTGTTATTTGTCACCCCCATATAAAAAAAATTTATATTGTTTTGTTGGTTAACATATTTTTATTACTTTTGTAGTACAAATAGTATACCGTTGGTGTACTTTTAAGTAAAGTGTGTCATAATGTCAATAGTTGGTGACAGTTTGTCAGTTATTGATATTTGTAACTTTTTATATTAACTTTAAATAAAAAAATATATGATAGAATTTAGAGATTCAGATGCAGACGTAGAGGATTTAGGTGGTCCTGGGCAACCGGGTAAAGAATTGCCTAATAGTAGTACCCCTATTTTAGATAATTTTTCTAGGGATTTAACTTCCTTAGCTATTGAAGGTAAGTTGGACCCAGTGATAGGAAGAACGGAGGAGGTTAAACGTTTAGTTCAGATTCTTTCGAGAAGAAAGAAGAACAACCCTGTTCTTATTGGAGAACCTGGTGTTGGTAAGACTTCTGTTGTAGAGATGTTAGCTACCATAATTAATTCTGGTAAGTGTCCACGTACTTTATTGGGTAAACGCATTATTTTATTAGAATTATCATCTTTAGTGGCTGGAACTAAATATAGGGGTCAGTTTGAGGAGAGAATGAAAGCTATAATAGATGAGTTACGAGATAATAAAGATGTTATTATTTTTATAGATGAGATACACACAGTTATTGGTACTGGTAATTCATCTGGTAATTTAGATGCTGCAAATATCTTTAAACCTCCTTTGGCGAGGGGTGAAGTTCAATGTATTGGTGCTACCACATTAGATGAATATAGAGAAAAAATAGAAAAAGACGGAGCTTTAGAAAGAAGGTTTCAAAAAGTTATTATAGAACCACCTTCGGTTATAGACACAATAGAAATATTAAACAACATAAAATATGTTTATGAAAATCATCATAATGTTAGTTATTCAGAAGAGGTAGTAAATTTATGTGTTAGATTAGCGGAAAGATATATTACAGATAGAGCTTTTCCAGATAAAGCTATTGATATACTGGATGAGGTTGGAGCTACTGTCCAAATAGAGGTTAAAACCCCCAAATCTATAACAAAACTTAAATCGGAAATAGAAAGTGTAAAACAAGAAAAGATTAATGTTGTTAAATCACAGATGTATGAGAAAGCTGCTGACCTAAGGGATGTAGAAAAGAAATTAAAAGATAAGTTATGTAGTGTAACCAATAAATGGGAAGAAAAACAATCTGACAATAAGATTGCCATAACTATTTATGATGTTATGTCTGTAGTATCTAGAATAACTAGAATACCTTTAAATAGGATGGACCATGGTGAAATAAAGAATTTATTAAATTTAGATAAACAATTAAAGAAGTCTGTAATTGGTCAAGATAAAGCAATTGAAACTATAGTTAAGTCTATAAGACGAAATTCTGTCGGTATAAAAGAGTTAAATAAGCCTGTTGGTTCTTTTATTTGTCTAGGTCCTACTGGGGTTGGAAAGACCCATATTGCTAAAAAATTAGCTGAATTAATGTTTGGTTCTGAAGAATCTTTAATCCGTGTTGATATGTCCGAATTTCAAGAAAAACATTCACTTTCTAGACTTATAGGTTCTCCTCCTGGTTATGTTGGTTATAGTGAAGGTGGCCAATTTACAGAAAAAGTAAGACAGAAGCCTTATTCCTTAATATTATTTGACGAGATAGAGAAGGGGCATAAAGATATATTTAATGTTCTATTACAGATATTAGATGATGGTTATGTTACCGACGCTTCAGGGAGGAAAATTAATTTTAGAAATACTCTAATTATGATGACATCTAATATAGGAGTTAGACAATCTCAGGACTTCGGCACTGGTTTAGGGTTTGCAACTAAAGCAACTCAGCAGACAGATAAAGAACGTGTTAGAACAATTATTTCTAAATCATTAAAGGATACTTTTAATCCAGAATTTTTAAATCGTTTAGATGATGTTATATTTTTTGAGTCCTTAGAGGGTGATAGTATTAAAAAAATAGTAAGATTAGAATTATCACACTTATTAGATAGGTTAAGGGAAAAGAAATATAATATTAAATTTGGCCCTAGTGTGGTAGACCATATTAGTAAGATTGGTTATGACCCCAAATTTGGGGCTAGACCATTAAAAAGAGCTATACAATCTGAGGTTGAAGATTACATCTCTGAAGAAATTTTAAGGGGCACTATAGTTGAGGATATGTCCTATTCTATTGGTTATAACAAATCTACTGAGAAGTTTAAACTGACAGAAAAAGGTAGATAGGGTGATATTTATTGCCAATGAAACTAATAATAACACAAAGACAATCTAACCTACTAATAAAGGAGGCTATGGGGGTACCCAAACCTATCGAATTCTGGGTTGACTCTTTATCTTCTTTAATTAGAGATGGTTTATTAATGATGGTGTCTTCTGATAATACTTCTGAATACTTTGATGGTGAAGATGTTCAAGAAAAGGTAACTTCTTTGGGTTGGAATACTTCTAGTGAAGACTTTATAAAATTTCCTCTTGCCGAACCAAAACTAAAATTAGACTTAGTTATTGTGCCAGATGAAGACATTAAAATTGGTGATGATTATATAAATAATGCGTCCTTTGATACTGCCGATATGGATATCAGGGATGCTACCTTTGACGATGGAACCACAAGACCTTTATTGGTTGGTGGTACCATAACCATAGAAATATCAATCCCACAATCTTCTTACGATAGTGCGACATTTGTTGAGTTATTTGATACTGAAATTAAACCTTATGTGGAATCGGTCTTATTTCACGAACTAACCCACGTATATGAATTCTACAATAGGTTATTAACCTCGTCTTTGGACCCTAGTTTTGAGAATATTAGTAGTGCTTCTTCTATGGTTAATAAAATGGGTTTAGTAGATGATTGGGACGAATTGATGTTTTTAATTTATCTGCACCTATCTTTTGAGTTGAATGCTAGGGTGTCTGAGGTTTATGGTTTAATTAGAAATAAGAATATTCGGTCTAAGAAAGAGTTCTTAGATTTTTTAAAGACTTCTAGGGCTTTTTCTTACGCTAAAAGGTTAAGAAACTTCAACTCAGAAACTTACTATAATGATTTTGAGGTTCCTCAAGATAACATAGATAGGGTTAGGCAGTATGATGGTAAAGAAACCCCAATAGAAGAAATAAAAGAAATAGTTATGCAACAACTGGTTGATAATTGGGTTGTGTCGTATAAGCAACTATTAGATGATTTTTCCGATGATGAGACTTTGTCGGTTCCAACCCTACCTTCTAAAGCAACTTCTTCACCTAAAAACTTTTTAAAATTTTGGCAAAAAAGATTTAATAGAGCTGGTGAAGACTCAATAAGAAAAATTTCAAAACTATATTCGTTACTTTAATATTTTTTTTATATCTTTGTATTATACAATAAAAAAAATTAAATATGGAAGGATACATTTATTTAGGAGAACATTATGATGTTCTTAATCGAGAAATAGGTATTTCTGATAAAAAAATAGGCTTGTCTATAGACCCTATTAGTAGAGAAAACTCTTTAACTAAAACTAAATCCCCTATTAGATATAGAATTGTTGCTGTTTATAAAGTAGATAATATGCGAAGAGTTGAAAAAATGTTACATAGTATCTTAGACAGTAGGAGGGTTTTTGGTGAGTGGTTTAAAGATGATGACGATACTTTAGAAGGCGACTTTATTAACTTTATGAACGCATACGGGGCGGAAGTTTATAATATACAAGAAATTAAAGAAGAAAATATTTTATTAAAAGAAGATACCAGATTATTAGAAGTTGTTAAAAAACATGGAGCTCCCCTTAATTTAGTTAGAAAATATCTAGGAATAGAATATGATGTTTTACTAGATAAGAATGGTCTTCTACATTTTAATGGTGATGTTTTTGATACCCCAAATAAACTTTACAACAATGGTATTGTCTTTCACGTTAAAAAGAAACGAGGTGGAAGTGGTACTAACAACTTATCTCAATTTAAAATCAAAGAAACTGGCGAAAGATTAGTAGATTAACTTGGTGGTGTCATTTATTTTTCTTATCTTTGTAGTATGAATTTAGAAAAAACACGAAATATGGCACTTAAACTAATGAGACAACACGGTCTTATTAGTTATACTTTTAAATGGGATAGAGCGGTAAGAAGATTTGGTTCCCATAATGGAGGAAGCTGCACTATTTCTCTTTCTAGACCTTTAACTTTACACGAAACTAACGAGTGTAGAGTTAAAAATACTATTTTACATGAAATCGCACACGCTTTAGACCANCAACAACGTGGTTATTCTAATCACGATGCTAACTGGAAAAGAATTGCNAGGTCTATTGGGTGTAATGGTGAAAGATGTAGTAGTAGTTCAGGTGTAGATAAATCTAAAATATTAAAATGGGTGGCTACTTGTCCTAGTTGTGAAAGAAAAGTTTACTATGCAAGACAAAAAGCAAAAGATGTAGCTTGTGGTAAATGTTGTAAAAAACATAATAATAACAAGTATACCCCTGAGTATAAATTTAATTGGAAATTAAATAGAAATGTCGTAAAATATATATAATGGAAAAATTACAATATAAAATAAAAAACGGACCAAGAGTAGAGTCTCTCAATCAATTTGAGTTGTCTGATGGTACCATAGTAGCAATCTTTCAAGGTTTTAGGGGTGAAAACCCTGACTTAGACTTTATTGTGAAATATAAAGAACCTGGGAAAAGATTAAGAACTCCGTCACATACTCATTGGATTGTTGATTTAATAGTTAAGGGTGAAATTAATAGACCTAGTACATTAGATTTAGTTAAAGAACTAATAGAAGTTTATGATGCTATTGACCCATTTCAGACTGTAGAAGAAAGGGATAATTATGAATTGGTATACGCTAGTGAGATAGCTAGAGATTTTTCATGGTTAGATGGAACCGGTTCTTTATCATTAGAATTAATAGGTACTTTAGTAGAATTATTCTCTAAATGTGAAAAACAAA